CGATCGATGCCGCCCTTGACCAGTAGGAAGACGACGACCACGGCAGCGAGCGCGACCAGGGCGAAGACCAGCAGCGCGAACCGCTTCCAGTCGGTCATGGGCTCCGGATCGCTCATGGTTCCCCTCCTCGACTAACGATCGGCGGAGCCGGAGCATACGCCCGCCCGACACCCCCGAATGTGCCGGATTGAGTACCCCGACACCCCTTGACCTGAGCACCCCGACACCCCTCAGCGTCGGGAGCGATGCCAGCGATCGGCGCTCCTGACAGCGCGACCAACGACGTCGACGAGCTCGACGAGGGTGCGGGCGATCCCGCTGCCGCCGCCGCCCCGGATGCCGCACCAGGAGTCACCCTGACCGACACGCCCGGCGACGCGGAGTCCCGAGGTCCGGCCGCGATCCCACCGGTGCTCCGGGGCCTGGTGCGCGAGGAGCGCGCCGCCTTCGCCGAGGCGCGGGTCGAGCTCCGTCACGAGCCGGGCCAGCCACCGAAGATCGACGGCCACGCCCTCGTCTACGGCAAGTGGTCCGAGGACCTCGGCGGCTTCCGCGAGCGGATCCTGCCGGGCGCCGCGACCGCGTCGCTCGCGAACGGAGCGGACGTCCGCGCCCTCTTCAACCACGACCCGAACTTCATCCTCGGCCGGAACACGGCCGGCACCCTCGAGCTCGACGACCAGCCCAAGGGCCTGCGCTACGTCGTGGACCCGCCCCAGACGCCGACGATCCGCGACCTCGTCCTCGGCCCGATGGGCCGGAACGAGCTCAACCAGAGCTCCTTCCAGTTCATCACGACCCAGGACGAGTGGCGCGAGCCCAAGAAGGACGGCGGCCTCTGGGAGCGCGACCTCATCGCCTTCGACCTCATCGACGTGAGCCCCGTCACGTTCCCGGCCTACCCCCAGACGGACGTCGGCCTCCGGGCCCGGATCGCCGCCGAGCTCGGCATCCCGATCGACGCCCTGACCCAGCTCCTCGCCCGCGCCCTGGCCGGTCCGCCGACCGAGCGCGACGCGAGCCTCCTGCGCGATGCGGCCGCGGTGGCGGCTACGACCCATGAGCCCAGTCCGGCGGACCCGGCCTGGAACGCCCGGATGAAAGGACGTCTGCAGCGATGAGAATCGACCTCGCCACCCTCCGCGGCCTCGAGGCCCACACGACCGCCCGCGAGGAGCTCAGGGAGCACCTTCGTGAGCTCGACACCCAGGCCAACGGCCAGGCCCTGACCGCTGAGCAGCGGGCCGACTTCGAGGAGACGACCACGTTCCTCGAGAACGACCTCGAGCCCGTCATCGCCGAGCTCGAGGTGCGCGCCCAGACGATCGCCCGCGTCGCTGGCGACGAGAACCGGACCGAGCGCCCGACGTTCGCCCTGCCGACCGTCCGCAAGTCGCCCGACGACCCGTTCGACCTCGCCGGCTACCGCCAGCGGGCCGCGAGCGTCGACGACCTCCCGGCGGCCTACCTCGAGGGTGCGAAGCGGGTCCTCGATGTCGTCCAGTTCCCCACGGTCGAGCGGGCGAAGGCCCAGGAGCGCATCACCGATCTTCTCGGCCGGGTCTACGGCGAGCCGGGCGATGCCGCCCGGCGGATGATCGCCACCGGCCACCCGCGCTACCAGCGGGCCTGGGCGAAGTACTGCGCCATGGGCCGCGACGGCCTCACGGCCGAGGAGCAGCGCGCGCTCCAGACCGGCAGCGACGGCGACGGCGGCGTAGCCATCCCGTTCACCATCGACCCGACGTTCATCCTGACGTCGGACGGCGTGGCCAACCCGATCCGCGACATCGCCCGAGTCGTGCCGATCACGACCAAGGGCTGGCAGCCGGTCACGACCGCGGGCGTCACCGCGGCCTATGGCACCGAGGTCGCGGCCGCGACCGACGCGGCTCCGTCCGACTTCGCCGGCGGCGAGATCGTCCCGGTCGAGGTCAAGGTGGCGGTCGAGTTCACCTCGACCTACGCCGAGGACTACGGCCTGGCCGCCCTCCAGGGCGAGATCGGCGGCCTCGTCCGCGACGCGAAGGACACCCTCGAGTCGAACAAGTTCGCCCTCGGCGAGGGCACGGGCGCGACCCCGGACGAGCCCGAGGGCATCGTCTGGAAGCTCATCGACGAGGGCTCGAGCGTCGTTCCGTCGAACGCGTTCGACCTGGACGCGATCGACGACCTGACGGGCGACCTCGGCGAGCGCTTCCAGTCGGGGGCCACCATCCTCGGGCACCGGAAGATCTTCACCAAGGTCCGCCAGCTCGGCACCGCCGGTGCCCCGGCCAACAGCATCTACGATCCGATCGCCGGCACGCTCTACGGCTACCCGCGCCGGATCACCTCGGCCATGGACTCGACCACCCTGGCGGGGAACGAGCCGCTCCTCATCGGCAACTTCGCCTACCTCGTCATCGTCGAGCGGCTCGGCATGTCGAGCGAGTTCGTCCCGCACCGGGTCGATGGCGACGGCAAGCTGACTGGCAAGCGCGCCATCCTCGTCCGCTGGCGGAACACGTCCAAGGTCCTCACGGTCAACGCCTTCCGCATCCTCCAGCTCTACTGAGCCGAGCGGACAGCCATGGCTGAAGGACGAGAGACCCTCTACGTCGCCCAGCGCACGTTCTGGGTCGGCAACACCCTGGTGAAGGCCGGCGACACCGTCGTCGTCGGCCACCCCCTCCTCGTCGGTCGCGAGCGGCTCTTCCGACCGCTCGCGCCGACCTTCGGCCTGCCAGCCGGCAGGCCCGCGGCCACGGGTGCCGAGCGCGCCGTGGCCGCGCCCGGCGAAATCCGGGCCGGCCCACCCGCGCCGACCAACCAGGTCGACGCCCTGGTCTTCGACCACACACGCCGCGAGCTCGAGGAGCTGGCCGCGGCCGCCGGCGTTGCCGATGCCGGCGAGCTGCCGAACAAGACCGCCATCGCCGAGGCGATCGTGGGCGCCGAGGGCGCCTGAGTGACGGTCGAGGTCGCGGACCTTCGCGCGCAGCTCGAGACCGATCTCGTCGACGAGACCCTGACCGGGATGCTGGCGGCGGCCTACGAGGCGATCGAGGAGCGCTACGGCCCGATCGGGCCGGTGACCGAGACGCGCCGCCCGGCCGGCGCGCTCCTCATGCTCAGCCGCCGAGCGATCGAGATCCTGAGCGTCGTCGAGAACGACGTGCCGCGTGAGGCCGTCGACTGGTTCCTCCGCCCGTCGGGCCGAATCCTCGAGCGCGCGACCGGCACCTGGTACGGCCAGGTGGTGGTCGAGTACCAGCCGGCGTCGGATGCGCTGGCCCGCGACCGGGTGGCGATCGCACTCGTCAAGCTCGAGGCGGACCACAAGCCGCTGGTCACGAGCGTGCGGTTCGGCAGCTGGGCCGAGGCCTACGACCAGGGATCGGCGAAGTACGAGGAGGAGCGCGAGGGCATCCTGGCGTCGCTCCGGCCGTCGCGTGGGCTCATTCGATGAGCGCCCGGTCGCTCATGATCCAGCGCGCCCTGGTCAAGCGCAATGCCGCCACCGGCCGCGACCGGAACAACCAGCCGCTGGCGCCGGACTGGCAGGTCCACCTCGAGGCAATGCCGTGCTTCCTGTGGTCGGAGCGCGAGCGCGAGGTCGACGGCCAGGTCAATGCCCGGATCGAGGTCCTCAGCCTCGGCGTGCCCGTCAACGCCGACGTCACGCCGGCCGACCAGATCTTCGGCATCAAGGATCGGACGGGTGCCGTCCTCGACCCGCACACCTTCCGGATCCTCGCCGACCAGCGGATGGGCTGGAGCCACCGCGAGCTGACCCTCGAGGTGGTGTCGGCGGCCGTCGGGGCCGGGGCATGAGCAAGCTCCTCGAGTGGCGGGGCGATCTCATCGCGGACCTCGTCGAGCGCGCCGCGGCCGAGGCGACCCGCGAGACGGTCGACGACGCGGTCGAGGGCGCCCGCGCCGACACGCCCGTCGAAACCGGCCGGGCTCGCGACAGCATCCGGCGTGAGAACGAGGGCCTCTCGATCAGCTGGGGCTACCACATCCGCTACGGCATCTGGATCGAGATCGGGGCCCGCGGTCGGGCCGGCGTGCACGCGATGCGGCGCAACGCCGATCGGGCCTACGCGGGGCTCACCGGCCGGATCCGCCGGAGGCTCGCATGACGACCGTCGATCCGATCAGCGCGACCGCTGATCTCCTCGGCGTCGCCACTGGCCTGCCGGCGTTCGGCCACGAGCTGCCCGATGACCAGGACGCGCTCATGCCGCGGAAGTGCCTGGTCGTCTCGGGCGCCGGCGGCCCGAGCGCCGGCGGCTTCCTGCCGCTCGGCCGCCAGCGCCTCGACGTCCGCTCGTACGGCGCCACCCACGCCGACGCCATGGACGTCGCGGTCGCCGCGCACGATTACCTCAAGGGCCTCCGGCGGACGACGTCCGGCGCGGTCGTCGTCCACGGCTTCGAGCCGAGCTCGGGCTACCTGACGCTCCGCGAGCCGGAGGTCCGCTGGCCGCTGGTCCTCCGGTCCTATCTCGGGCTCTACGACGAGCGGGCGGTGGCCTGAATGGTCCTCCTCACCTACACCGGCCGCGCGTCGCGGGTCCACATCGGCGACGGGATCGTGATCGAGCGGGGCCGCCCGACGGAGGTCCACCCGCTGCTCGGCCTGCCGTTCCGTGGCCGGCGCGACTTCGACGTCATCGAGCTCGACCTCGGCGACCGCCTGGTCTTCCTCGAGGGCACGCCCGGGCCGGTCGGCGCGGATCCGGATGCGACCGCTGAGCCGGCCGATCCCGAGGCCCCCCGCCGCCGGCGGCACGCGTCGATCGAACCCGAGACCGAGCCGCCCGGCGCGGCGCCAGACGAGCCCGCGGATCCACCCACCCCCGACCAGCCCAAGGAGACTGAGACGTGAGCGAGCCCTACGAGATCATGGCGACGCCTTTCGACGCCTTCGTGGCCGTCGCGGGGACCACCAAGCCCGATATCGCCGACGATCCCGAGGCGTCGGGCTCGGGCTGGACGAAGCTCGGGACTCGCGGTGCCGACGAATACGACGAGGCCGGCATCACCGTCACTCACGAGCAGGACATCAGCTACTACCGGGGACTCCGCGGGACGGGCCCGGTGAAGGCCTTCCGGAACTCCGAGGGCCTGATGATCGGGTTCACGCTCAACGATCTCACGGTCGAGAGCTACGCCCAGATCCTCAACGACGCGACCGTCGACGCGAGCTCGGGCAACTCGCGAGCCGTGCCGCTCCACCAGGGCCCGCAGGTCAACGCGATCGCGATCCTGTTCCGCTCGGTCGACGGGCCGTACGGCGACGGCGCGCCCTGCCAGTACTGGGTCCCCAAGGTGGTCCAGTCGGGCTCGCCGGCGGTCGTCCACCGGAAGGGCCAGGCCGCCGGGCTCGCCCTCGTCTACACCGCCATGGAGAACCTCGACGCCGTCACCGAGGACGAGCGGTTCGGCGTCTTCGAGGCCGCGGACGCGCCGATCGGCAGCTGACCCATGAACGCCTCGGCACAGGCGCTCAGCGCCACAGCCGATCTCTTCCAGCAGGCGGCGGATGACCTCGCCGCAGAGGCCGTCCGCCACAAGCGTGCGGAAGCCTTCCACCGGTCCCAGGCACGCGCGGCCCGGCAGCGCCAGGAGCGCCTCGTCGAGACCTGTCGCGAGCTCGGAATCCGCCTCGTCATCCGCCACGGCCACAGCCCCGAAGGAGGCACAGACCGATGACCGCAGCCCCAGCCCCGGAGCGTCCGAGCGGACCGCTCCTCACCCTCGAGACCCTCGAGCCCCAGCGCCCGTTCGTCACGATCGACGGCAAGCCCTACGAGCTCGCGGTGGCCACTGACTTCGGGCTTCGCGACCAGGCCCGTCTGGCGCGGCTCCTGGCGACGACCACCTCGGTCATGCGGGAGGTGGAGGCGCTGCCGCCCGCCGACCCCGAGGAGCTCGAGGCGGTGCCCGATCAGCTGGCCGCGCGGGTGGTCGCATCGCTCGACGAGATGCTCGAGCTCATCCTCCGCGCTCCGGCCGAGGTCAAGGGCCGGCTGTCCGAGCCCCAGAAGCGGGCGATCGTCGAGGTTTTCTCGTCGACGGTGCTGACGACGGCGGCACCGAGCCGGACGAAGAGGAGCCGTCGGAGCCGCTCGACGTCGGGCAGTTCATGACCGACCTCACCGCGGTCTACGGCTTCGCGCCCTGGCTCGACATGCCGGTGCGCGAGCTCCTGCCGTACGCGGAGCGGATGGCGGCCGTCCAGGGCGGCCGCTCGCTTGCCCAGGCGGAGGTCGTCTCGGTAGGCACCGGCCGACTGCCCAAGGCCAGTCACGAGGCCACCGTCGCCCGCTGGCGCCGAGCCCTCCGGGGCGGGGCGCTCCGGGGCGGGGCGCTCCGACGGCCGCGCGGGCCGGCCGAGGTGGCGGCTGCGGCGACGGCGAGTGGCGTCGGGTTCCGGACGGTGACCGTGCACGGGGCCGAGGGCTAGGTCGTGCCCGCCGGCGGGATCGAGCAGCTCGGCCGCTCGGTCCTCACGCTCGACACCGATCCCGCCCGCCTCCGAGCCGGGCTCTCGGCCGCCCGCCAGGAATCGCTCTCCACGCTCAGCGGCATCCAGAACGGCCTGAAGAACGCGGGCCGGGCGATCAGCGAGACCGGCGCGAAGATGACGGTCGGGGTGACCTTGCCGATCCTGGCCATCGGCAAGGCGATCACCTCGGTCGGGATGGACTTCGAGACGACCCTCAACCAGGTCGTCGGCCTGACCGATGTCACACGCGACCAGATCGGCGGGATCCGCGACGACGTCGTCGCCATGGGGAAGGAGATCGGCAAGAGCCCCCAGGAGCTCGCCGAGGCCTTCTACTTCGTGGCCAGCGCGGGCTTCAACGCCAGCGAGGCGATGGAGGTCCTCCGGACCGCGGCGACGGCGTCGGCGGCCGGACTCGGTTCGACGCAGGACATCGCGAAGGTCCTGGGGCTGACGATCAACGCCTACGGTCGGGAGAACATCACGGCCGCCCGGGCGGCCGACATCCTCGTCGCCGCGGTGAAGGACGGCACCGCGGAGGCCGATGCGTTCGCGGGCGTGCTGGGCCGCGTCGTCCCGACCGCCGCGACGCTCGGAGTTGCCTTCGACCAGGTTGCTGCGGCGCTCGCCGGGATGACCCTCACCGGCCTCTCGGCCGACGAGGCGGCCACCTCGCTCAACCAGGTCCTCGTCTCTCTTCTCAAGCCCACCTCGGAGGCCGAGGAGGCCCTCGATGAGATGGGCCTCTCGGCGGCTGGGCTTCGGAAGGAGCTCCGCGAGCAGGGCCTGCTCGCCACCCTCCGGACCCTCGAGGAGCGGTTCGCCGGCAACGACGAGGCGGCGAGCCTTGTCTTCGGCAACGTCCGGGCCCTGCGCGGCGTGCTCTCGCTCCTCGCGCTCGATTCCGAGCAGCTCAACAAGGTGTTCGCCGACACGGCGGCCGCCCAGGGCGACCTCGCCGAGGGCTATTCGGAGACCGAGGGCTCGGCCCGCGAGATGGCTCGGGCGCAGGCCGAGCTGGACGCCGCGCTCATCGAACTCTCGACCGACGTCCTGCCTGTCGTCATCGACCTCCTGCACGCGGTCGCCGGCGCCGCCGGCGGGGCGGCCCGCTGGTTCAAGAGCCTGCCGCCCGATGTCCGCGAGACGGCCGTCCGGTTCGCGGCGGTCGCCGCCGTGGTCGGCCCGCTGGCCGTCGTGCTCGGCAGCCTCCTCTCGGCCATCGGGGGCCTGATCGGGATGCTCAAGACGCTGGCGCTCGTGGCCGTGCCCGGCGCGATCGGCGCGCTGACGAGGCTCTCCGTCATCGCGATCTGGGGGATCCTCCCGGCCGCCGGACCGGCTTTGAAGGCGGTCGGCTTCGGGATCCTCGCGACGGGCCAGGCGGCCGTCACCGCCGCGCCCCAGCTGGCCATCCTCGGCGCCGCGCTCGCGGCCGTGCTCATCGTCTATCAGCAGGTGAAGGCCGGCGTCGACGCCATGGCCGCGGGCATCGGGACCGACGTCGCGAACCTCGTCGAGGAGGGCAATGTCGCGGCGCTCGCCCAGGCGAAGCGGGCCCTCGAGACGGGCCTCGCCGAGCTCGACGCCCTGCGCGTCCGGGCCGGCCGGGCGCCGATGTTCGGCCCGGCCTTCAGCCTGGCGACCGGCCTGCTCTCCGACGATGCACGTCGCCAGCTCGAGTCCGATCTCGCGGTCGTGAACGCGGCCCTCACCGAGCACGGCACGGCGGTCGAGGACACGCTCGATTCGTACGAGCTCTTCCGGGGTGGCCTGCGGACGACGGCCGGCGCCACGAGGAGCTTCGCCGGCGACGTCAAGAAGGTCCTCGACGAGACGCTCGCCGCTCAGCGGTCATTCGCGGCGGGGATGCTCGACTCGATCCAGAAGTTTCGCCAGGACCTCGAGGGGGCATTCAGCGCGGCGAAGAACGCCGAGCTCGACATGAGCGACACGCTGCTCGCGATCGCCCAGAAGCAGGAGGAACTGGCCACTCTCGACAAGGAGACGAGCCGAAAAATCAAGAACGGGACCGGCGTCCAGAGCCAGGAGTACCGCAACCGCCGCGAGCACATCCTCGCCGAGCTCTCCTCGCTCGCCCTCCACGCCGCGCTCATCGGCGACGGGATGCACCGCGAGGCCGCCCTCACGGCGCTCCTGACGAGCCAGGACATGGCCGACGGCCTGACGAGCGAGTTCCCCGAGACGAAGGCCGCCTACAAGCAGCTCCAGCTCGACGCTCTGGCCGAGCTCCAGAAGCTCGCATCGCAGGGCGGCCCGGCGTCGAAGGCCGCGGCCGAGGCGATCGCCGCCTACATCAACCCCTCGAACCCGCTCAGCCCGTTCCGGAGCGCCAAGGCCTGGGGCGAGGCGATGGCCCGGGCGTACCTCGCCGGGATCGCCGACGAGATGCACCGCGGGGCTGACCAGATGCCCCGGATCCTGGCGCCGAT